ATTCGTTATCTGGTGAAGGAAATAACCTGTCAAATTTTTTCAAGTCGAGAACACATAAAATTTTCAGTGGACTCAGTCCTCGTAGTTAAAGTTAATAATGTATATGTATCTAGTATGTATGCAGCCATAGTAACAGGTCCGAACGGCCAAGATGGGTCTTATATATGTGAAATTCTTCAAGAGAAGGGGTATCACCTCATAAAGTTTCAAGGAGATGTGAGAAACTATGATGAAATCTACACCACTATTCAAAGTTGCGTAGATTTTGAACGTATAGAGGTGTATAACCTAGCTGCCAAAGTCCACGGATCCTCACCAACTGAAACATTTCAGGTAAATACAATGGGAATCCTTAATATTATGGAAGCGGTCAAAAACACCGGAGAGAAGTCAAAGTATAGGATTTTTCAGGCTTCAAGTTCTGAAATATTTGCAAACTATCATGAAAGTCCACAAACTATATATACACCACGAGCACCTCGCAACATGTATGGACTATCAAAAGTAACGGGTGATTCCCTAGTTAAACACTATAGGGATAATGAAGGTCTTTACGTGTGTTCCGGTATCTTGTACAACCATGAATCACCTAGGAGACCCGATATATACGTTACACAAAAAATTGTCAAGGGTTTACAATCTGGAGAATGTTTCCAAATTGGGAACCTCGAATCAAGGAGAGATTGGGGTCATGCGAAAGATTATGTCAATGCTATGTGGCTCATGCTACAACAGCGGTGGGCTATGGAGTTCGTAATAGCTTCGGGAAAAACTCATTCTGTTCGTGAGTTTATAGAAATTGTGGCAGGTAAACTAAATAAAAAGATTGAGTGGTCGGGTGAAGGCACAGAAGAAGTTGGTAAAATAGATGGTAAAGTTATTATTCAGGTCTCACCAAAGTTCTATAGACCCGATAACAATACACTTTTAGTGGGTAGAAAGGATTACATAGAAGAACTGGGGTGGTCTAGGACATATGATATCGATAGTCTAGTACAAGAGATGTTACACCCTCCACAAGAGAAATCTCAGGTTTCCAGTACTTGAGAATGAAACGCCTCGGTTCGTTTACCCGGTCATGTGTAGTGACTGTTATATCCGTGACACGTACATCATCGGATATAAGATTTGCCACACTCTTTATTTTGGTCCATTCAAAATTGGTGACGTCAACACTCTTTTCAGTTTTTAAAACTTCATCGTAGTTGTACATCAGTTTTGTAAGAGCCTTAGCGCAATCCTCGGTATGCAAAAATTGACGCTCTTCTTCACCACTTGTCATTAGGTCTATGTATCCCTTGGTTTTATGTTTATGAATCATATCCGCTATAACATGTGATTTAGGAGAACTTTTCTCTGGTCCATATACATTCCAGAATCGTACAGATAAACCACCGAGTCTACTTGTATACTCTTCACCCAACTTTTTCAGTGTTCCATACACATGATTCATATTATACATAGTACTCGAAGCAAATATGAACTTTTTATGGTAAAGTTGACTAAATGTATTCATCATAATCATTACATTATTATTGATAAAATCAATACCAGCACCTGTTATATATTTAGCACCCCCAATATCATACGCAAGGAAAAACACAAAATCAGCATTATGCATAGCATAGATTAATCTGTTCATATTTTCAGTTTTACTAAGATCGTGCATAGGTGTTATCTTCGTGTCCCATGGTATAACCTGATGGCCAATCTCTTTTAGATGTCTACACAACCCAGAACCTATAATTCCATGTGACCCTAGGACGAGTATCTTCATGTTAAGTGTATTGATTAACTCTTTAAATAAAAGTACACAGGGGTTAAGATGAGGCCAATAGCCGTAAATGTCTATATTCTCATGATGTTCTTGGCCTACCTGATACGTAGGGCAGGAACAGTTTCAATGAATGAAAAAGTTAAGATGATTGAATTTTTAAGTTATATGGCTGTTAACCCCGATTCTAGAATAGAGGAACATGAGGGTGGAGCGACTCTGTTAGGAGAAGCGATGCGATGCCAACCATCGCAAGTCGGCCGTTTACTAGCTCTGTCTCAGGCTTCCAAAAACCCTGAACATAGCCCTCATCCTTAGGATTCGCCGCTGTTCCGAGGAACGCCAAACTGGCAACAGCGACAGAAAGACCAATGTTATCATGGAACTGGGTACTGATGGAGTTACCAGTCATGATCTCATCAATCACAGCGGAAGTGAAACCAATCATAGCAGCACGACCATTTACACGCTCAGCGACGGAAAGAAAGTCATTGGGGCGCTCAATTGGCTTGAGAGGGGGTGCTTTTACAGAAGATAGGGTCTTCTTTTCAATCTTATTGGGTGTGAAGGAAGGCTTTGTGGACGCACGAATGAGAAGGCTCATTTCTGGATAAGATAAGATCCGAATCTTTAAGATCATTTAGAAAGATTCGCCTCCTTATCCATAATGTTCTTTAGTACATAAAGTTGTAAAAGTAAGCTGGTAACTGTGTAAAAAGTGAAATGACTGAAACCATATTGGTTGGTGTAATAGATTAACCAAGTAGTAGTGACGACGATACCAAAGATGATGGAGTTCTTGAACTTTACGTCCACGTCAGCGGAGTTTTCGAAATCCATATACATCTTGACAAGACCAGTCGCCAGGGCAGTGGATGCGATAAGATCACTGAATTTCATTTGTATCCTTATAGTATACAAACATAAAAATGGAAGTCATTCTTAAAAAGTTCGCTGGAAAGATTGACGCCAAGTCCCTCATCAAGACCGTTGAAGAAATCAAATCCGAATACATCGAGGATGGTTTTACCAAGGAGGATATCCCTCCTATTCTGGGCCGCCTCATGATGGAGAGCGTGAAATTCAAGAAGCTCCCCGGACCCCAAAAGAAGAAGCTCGTCATCGGCGTCCTGAACCACCTCATTGAACAGATTGATGATGGTGAGAAGGATTCTGAATTTGAGGTTGTCCTCAAGGCTATGGTTCCACCCATGGTTGATTCTTTCGCTGCGATGCTCAAGGCTAAGCAGGGTCTCCAAAAGTGCCTAAGTAAGTGGTTCCCATGCATCGCGTAATCAAAAAGTAACATAAGGGATAACGTCCAATCATGTTTATAATGAGATTTCCCTCATTAGAAACGATGATAACGTATGGAATATATACAGTCAAGGAACTGGAACGATTCGCCAAGGGACTTGTCCCAAAAAAGAAAGTTGTATGCCTAAGTGAGTGTAAACATTGAGATTTTGTTTATTCTGGTAATGTATGTCTTAACTGTCAAGTATGAAGTATTGTACGGTGAAAAGTACAATGTCTAGAGGACCTGAGGCTACTAGTAATAATCACATGTGTGCAGAGAGACAGCTCATACGCCGACTGTACAGAGAGTGTATCAGGAAAGGCTACAAACCTCATCAATTTAGTGACTGGTTACACAGGAAATATGGTCACTTAATTGTCTTTAGAAGAAATGTGCACGGAGACGCTATATCATTACCCTGTGTGTTGTGCAGGAAAATGATAGAACGGTATGATATATGTTGGACAGCGCATGATGGCGAACGATGGGTTCATAGTAAAAAGTCTGAACATTTACCGCCTTCATTACCGACTGCTAAGCAAAAAAGGATGTTAGGTTTTGGGAGTGATGATGAGACCCAACGCTGATTCAAGATTGTTGTAATCTCGTTTCAGTGGCTTGTTCCTCTTTAGTTTTAGCGCACTGTTGTTAGAAGACGCATTCTTGATCTCATCCATTTTCTTTGTGTTTGAGACGAAGGGTATCACATTATTGACCACTGGTTTCGTTACAATCTCCTTAGGTTTATCCTTATCTATAGTCTGATTTGACCTAAATTGTTCTATTGTTAGATCCCCACCGAACTCTTTTAATAGGAACCGATTGGGGGCGGGTTTTATATTTCCCAATTGGTTATACATCTTTTTGCGCATCATCACGATGTTCCCGCAAATAATACTACCTTTAGTAATCCCATGTCTATCGATAGCGAAGGACTTCATACAACTCCATGAGCAGAAGTTTCCACTTGTATCAAACCTATTCCTCTTCTCGTCATGTTTATAGGGCATACTTAAAGGCTCACCGTCAAATGAATGACAACACCACCAGCACCACATACCAATAATACACATTATTGTCTTTAAGCTAATCCATTGGTTATTATACCATCTACGTTGTACCTACACATATACTCAAGTTCCTTGTCTTCTTTGTGGGTGTAGGTGTACACTTTAATATCTTTTTGTCTGCAGTACATGATAAAGTTGTGATCGAGACATGTCCAATGTAAAAGCACCGCATTTACGTCTCGTGTTATGTACTCAAATTCATTTTCAGTAAATGTGGTCTCAAACGTAGAACCTTTTTGAAACATATGTGGAAGTGCGTAAATAAGTTTTCTATTAAAACTACAAAATGTTACGTTGCGTGTTGGCTTATCCTTGTAAAATTCTATGAGCGCCTCCACTATCTTAATGTTATTACCCTTAATGTCTAAAAGTAATATAGTGTCTCTGATTTCTGGAACATGTTCATATACATCCTTTAATGTACAGATGTTATGGTTTTTCACTTCATCCAGATTCATATCACATACGAATTTTGAATCCACATATACATCATGAAATAACACAATCTCTCCCGTAGCACATAGTTGTATATCTAACTCTAAACCATCATACTTTCTAGACACCGCCTCATGTATAGCTTCAATACTATTATCCCTATATCTAATAGAATATCCTCTATGTGCTATATACCTCATTACTTAAAGATAAACCAATCCTTTTAAGTAATGATTTTGAGTATAGATGTCGGAATAAGAAATTTAGCGATGTGTTTACTTGACGAAAAATGTGGAAACTTGGTTAGAGAGTGGGACGTCTCTGGGGTTCCACCGGAACATAAAGATGGTCTTTATATATCCCTTCGTGATCACCTCGATGACCGTCCATGGGTACTCACAGCTGATACAGTTCTCATAGAAAAACAACCCGAACGTAACAAGAAAATGGTGAGTGTCATGCATTTTCTTTATGCATATTTTATCATAAAATCACCCAACTGTGAGACAATCTTATATGATGCGCGTCACAAGATTCCAGATGTCGCCGGTCCAGGTAAGGCACAGTACAATAAAAGGAAGAAGGTTTCCATAGAGAGATGCGAAGCTTTTATCCGTGATGGACCTACCAACGCACATTGGTTACCCGTATTCGAGAAATCAAAGAAAAAAGATGATCTGGCAGACACTGTAATGCAAGCCTTATCTTTTGTAAACAGAGTTGAAGTGACTCCAGCCTCTAAAAAGAAGAAGACCGCTAAGCTTGTGGCTCGACGACCCAATGAAAATCAAAAAATGACAAAATACTCAAAATCAAATTTGGCGTGGATTTTTCTAAACAAACCCGAATGTGAGTGTCTAGAAAACAATAAAAGATTTATGAAAGATCTCAAAAGATACTACCGAGATCTCAACGACTTAATTAAAGATTTAAACGGATAGATATGTATAATGAAGAAAGTTTTGGATCATGGATTCGTTGAACTCATAGATCACATGCCTCAAGAGAACCTAGACAAGGCTATCGTTGATGGTGCCCGTGTTAGTTACCAAACAGGTACAAAGACGACACGGGGAGATCGTGGTCTTATCCGTTATCTTATCCGAAACTGGCACACGTCACCTCTAGAACTCGTAGTATTCAAATTTAGGATCAAGGCTCCGATCTATATCGCACGCCAGTGGCTTAGACATAGAACAGCTTCGGTTAATGAGATGTCTGCTCGGTACTCCATCGTTGACGAAGAGTACTACGAACCAGAGGTTATGCGTGGTCAATCTGCGGTGAATCATCAAGGCTCTGAGGGTGTGGTTGAACTTGATGAGACACTCAGTCAAGCTGTGTCCGAGCAGTACAAACACGCTTTCAAATTGTATGAGCAGTTGCTGGAGAAGGGTGTTTGTAGAGAACAGGCGAGAGGTGTTCTCCCTCAATCAACCTACACCTCCTTCGTGTGGAAAATGGATCTACACAACCTCATGCATTTCTTACAATTGAGGATGGATCATCATGCCCAAAAAGAAATTCAAGAATATGCCACAGCCATCTATGAACTCGTCAAACCCCTAGTACCCCTATCCATGGAGGCATTCATGGACTTCCGTGTCAATTCTATGCAGCTCACAGGTCCTGAAATTGAAGCTATCGCGGATGGAAAAGTTATAGATTCACCAGGTGAGAGGAGAGAATTTGAAGAAAAGTTAAAACGGTTAAAAATTAAATGTCCTTAAATTACAACAAACACTATGTTCGCTATTACTGCATCCCCCACATGGTTCGCTAAAACTGACGACTTCAAGAAAGTTGGCAAGAAAATTCAAAAACAAAGACAATCAGAGGTAGACAGGATCAAGGATAAGATTGGTGACATCGCTCGTGAGGAGCGTAAGCGGGTCCAAGAGATCTTCAAGGAACATCGTGACATTCTTAA